GATATCTCGTTGCATATGTATCGAACCTTCGCTGAATATGTTTTATCAGCTTGGTTTTGGACATATTCTTGCTGATCGTCTTAAGCGACACTTTGGTGTCTCCTTCGATAATCAACAAGATCGCAATCGAGACATAGCCCGGATTGGAAGCTATTTTAACAGTCATGTTACTATAGACCTGTCCAGTGCAAGCGATTCAGTAGGGTTGAATCTCTGCAGAGAGATTCTTCCTAAAGATCTACTGAAAATCCTGTTAGAGCTTCGCAGCTCTCACTGTGAGATCCCTGGTTTGGGGTCGTTTGAGTTAGATATTATCTCCTCGATGGGTAATGGTTATACATTTCCATTGCAAACGATGATATTTACCGCTATGATAGAAGCCTCTTTTCGCTGTGCCAACCGTCACTTCAAACGTGACGGTGAACAGAAAGCTTGGGGTTGTTTTGGTGACGATTTGATTTGTCCGAAAGGAGAAATCGAACGTAACCTATTACGCCTCTTAAGCTTATGTGGGTTCCGCGTCAATGCCTCTAAGACCTTCGTTGAAGGTCCTTTTCGTGAGTCTTGTGGTGCCGATTTCTTTCTCGGCCGAAATGTCCGTGGTTTCTACATGAAATCACTGATTACTTCGCAAGACTTCTATGTTGTGGCTAACGGTTTAAACCTTTTCTCTGCAAGAACTGGTTTATATTTTCCTCGTACATTTGCTTACCTGAAGAAGGCTCTTCGCTTTCAACCGGTACCTATGTATGAGAATATGGACGCTGGGATTCGCATGCCTATGAAAATAGTACATGCGTTTCACAAACAGCCCCCGTTAGACGGCAATGGCTCGTATCTGTATCATGCGGATCGTCCTATTGCTAGGAAAATCAAGTTCACCGAAGCCGACATACTCGTTCCTGCCTTCCTAAAGGGAAAGCGTTACGTTTATAACGGCCCAGGTGCCTTCTTGTGCTTCCTACAACGCTCTTTGGACTCTGGTGCTATTGCTCTCAGGCTTGAGAGAACTAGTTACCGGAGAATCCTCCAGTCAAGTCCCTGTTGGGACTGGACTGGCTCGACCCCGTCTTACGACGGGTTAGAGTGGCGGTGTTTGGAAAACGCCGTGTATCTTAACCTTTCTGGTTAAGCTACGTCCCGGGCATTGATGCC